CATGGGAGCGTCCGTAGAGTGGTGATGTCCGGCCTTAGGCCACCGTGACGGCGTTTGATAGCGGTCCTTCGCCAATGGCGTTGACGGCCGCAATCTGCACCGCTGCGCCAACCCAGTTGCCGGCCACAGTCCAAGAGGCTGGAAAAATCCCGGTCTGCGGATAGGTGGACTGGAGAACGCCGTCGAAGTAGGCCCGGTACGCCGTAATCGGAGAGCCGCCGTTGTCGGCCGGTGCGGTGAATGCCAGAGTCGTAAAGCTTCCGCCAGAGTTCACGGCAGACGTTAGCGTCGCGGCCCCCGGCACGTCCTGAATCGTCGCCGCCCCTAGCCGTACCTTGGCCGGCGAGCCGCTGCCCACGCGGAACAAGATGTCGCCGGTGCCGATCTTTGCCGCCATGTCCGTAGAGCCTCTCTGTGATGACTAAGGATTCGGCGTGACGACGTAGAGCGTGGTCGCCGATGCGGTTGCCGTGATCGCGTCGTACTCGCTCTGCGACAGGGCAACGATCCGCTTGAAGCCGACGGCGGACGGGAAGCCCTTCACCGTGGCACCGGACTTGGCGTACAGCGTTCCGTCCTCGGAGTTAAGGGCCAGCTCACCCTCCTCCAGCTCAGAGGCTACGGGGACATCCGAAGCGACGATGGACTCTCGCAGCCGAACGGGACCATTACTGCCAGAAGCAAACTCAAAGGCCATGTCTCACCCCTTTGCCATGACGGTCATTGCACAGGTTGTTCCGCCCACAACGACGGGAACCACATAGTTGACAGCAAAGCACGCATCCGGCACGGGGTGAATCCCGACCGTGACCGCGGTGGTCACCGCAGCGCCGTCGGCGTAAATCGCCACCGGGGTGACTGCTGGGTCTGGGGTGCCGTGCCAGTTGATCTGGGTGCAGGAGTTGGTGGCGGCGATCATCACGCACGCCCCACCAAACCTGCCGAAGGGAAACATGCCAGCGGTAGTGGCAGCAGAGGAGTTAGCTACCACCACCGTGCCTGGCGAAAAGTGCCGTGCAATCTCGTTCATAGCCGTCCCTTTACCTTGTAGGCGTGCTTCTCAATGATCTTCTCCCGCAGTTCCCCGTCCTTGGCCTTGGGGTTCCTGCGCTTTTCTTTGCGGAGTTCGTCTTTGATGATGGACTCCGACAACAGCACCCGCTTGGGCGGTGCCTCGCCGGGGTCGTAGTTGACGCTCCCTGTGACATGCAGGCGGCGCTTGCGGGCTACGCGGAGGACATCGTCGTTCCCCGTCACCCACGCGGCCGGGTCACGCCAGCCACGCTTGTCGGCAATGCCGGCGCAGTAGTACTTGCCCGAGATGTTGATGCCAGCCTGTCGGGCCTCGCGGGACACGTACTGGGCCTGGCGCTTGGGCATCTCGTCCAACTGCTCGTTGTTCTGCCGGCCCTCCAGGAACGCCCGATCAGTCCCCTTCGTTCCCGGGGGCTGCTGGAGGGCGACCATGGCGGCCCACTTCTCCCCGTAGGGCAGGGCTTTTTCGTACCGGCTCTTGGCCCACTGGCCTGCGGCTTCAATCTCAGGTGGATAGGTCATAAAAGACTATTGGCCTTGGGGGGGCTGTTCGGGAGGAGGGGGTGGAGGCGGCGGCGGAACGACATATCGGGAAATGTCCACGTTCATGGCCTTGCCCCAGTCCTCTAGCAGGGCATTGAAAATCTGCGGCTGGCCAGCCTGGAGCAAGCCCTGCGCCACCGGCATCATGATCTGCATGGCGTTGTTGATGTTCTCCACCCGGGTCGCCACGTTGGGCTTCCTGGCAGAGCCCGACTCCACGCGGTAGGAGTACTCCCGCACCACCGACTCTGGGTCCTCTCCCTGGACATGGAGTTGCCAGGCTTGTGCAGCCATAGGGCCAAGAATGGGGGCAACGTCTTGGGGGTAGACCATCCACCTCGCCAAGAGCGCCTCTTTGCGGGCGACCTCGGACAGGGCGTCTTCCAAGATGTTCGCGTAATCGTCCGGCCTGACGCTGATCTGCTCCGACTTCACGGCAGCCTCTGCCGCCGATCTGAAGGAGGCCCTGGTCATGCCGTAAATCAGCTCGGTCAGCCCGACGCGGCGGTCAAACAGTTCCGTCACCGCGGCGATGATGTTGTACATGTCCTGGGTCACACCAGGCATCTGGAAGACCGAGATCACATCATTCACCGACCGGCCGACAGCTTCAGAGATTTCAACGATGTTGAACCCGCCCTCGGACTTCTCCAGGATCTTGGCCTTGAGGTCCGGGTCCGCATGCTTGGCCACGCCGATCAGCGTCTGGCTGGAGGTCGCAATGCGGGTGGCGAGAAAACTCATCGCCCAATTGATGAAGCGAAGCTCCCCAATTCCTGGACGGATCAGCGAGATGGGCCAGGAGTAGCCCGGCTTGCCGTGCCACGCCAGCGGTGTGAACGGCCAGCCGTTCGGCTCCGCCCAGAAGGGGATCGGCCACTGCGCCGCCATGAACATCGTCGGCGGAATGCCGGACTCGTCCACTTCCTCCTGCAACATGGCCGGGGGAATGTTGAGCGGGAAGTCCACTCCCTCCGCAACGACGATGTAGCAGTTCGGCCCGAGGGCGTCGAACTTGCCACGCAAGTCCTGGTCGGCGTCCTTGAGCCTGTCGCCAAACCCGGTCTTTGAGTAAATCTCCCAATAGACGATCAGGTCGTTTGTCTTGCCGGTCTTCTTTTCATGCTGATAGCCACGCTCCGTGGCATCGGCCTGACGAGAATAGGATTCGACTGAGCCCTTCAGGTCGTCCCGAGACAGCCCGAACTTGGCGGCCACCTCATCGATGGGCTGGCACCGGCGACGGGCGGCCCAGCGGATGTCCTCAAACTCATCCGCGTCGGGATCCCAGACAAGGTTGTCGATGCTGTCGTAGAACGAGCCAGCCATCTTCACCTGCCCGCCGGGAGGGGCGTACAGCTCATGCCACCACACGCCGGCACCCTTGATGAAAGCCTCCTCCACCACCTTGCGGGAGTGGTGCTTGAGGTTCAGTTCGTTGGGGGTGTAGTTGAGGTAGTCTTCTAGAAGACGGGCGATGACCTTCCGCCGCTCCAGCATCATCTGCTGCTGCTGGAGCATCTGCTGGTACTGCATCATCCCGGGGTCCGGCATCATCACCGGCTGCCCATCAGGCCCGATCACAGGCTGTCCGTCTGGCCCCATCTGCGGAACCGGCGGTTGCGGGAAGATGCCCAACAACTGCGGGCCCAGGATGGGGTAGTCCTTGGGGGTCACCGTCCGGGTCGGATTGCGGTGATGGATGACCGCCGTGAACAAACGGACGGCCTCCCAAACACGGTTGACCATCATCCGGAAGGGCGGGGGGTCCAGGCCCTTTATGTACCCCCGCTCACCCCGAGCGTAGGAGTCCTGCCACATGAAGTCGGGGTCGCCGGCAAAGAACCCCATGGCTTCCGCCGCGTCATCGCTGAAGGGCTTTTTGTATTTCTCAGCCTGCCGCAAACAGCTCAACCAGCGCTTCACTATCGGGCGCAGCGGGTTCTCGTCAGCCATGGAGTTCTCCTACCGACTAGTGTCCGCCTAGGCCTTTTTCGGGGCTGTGGCGGAGACTTTCTTCTCCAAAAGGCTGACTTTCTCGCTCAGAATGGAGAGGGTCGGGTCCTTGGGCTTGTGCTCCCAGTAGCCGTACCGCTTCCAGTCCGGGAACTCATTGACCCCGGGGTCGGTCAGGTGGTGGACCGAGGGCTTCACCACACCCCCAAGCTCGCCGGCAATGGCCCACAGGGTCAGAGTCCGGGAGGCGGTCACGGCCACAATCGCCGGGACCGGAGTGGCGCCCTCATGGGCGTAGTACAGCACAATGTCGCCCAGGTCGGCCTTGGGCATTTCGTAAGAACTCACGGCAATCTCCTTGAGGGCCCGAGGATTACGTGGGGGTCTTGGGACTCCCGCTGGCGGCGCTTGCGCTCCGACAGCCACTTCACCCACCACGGATCGGGACCGAAAGTCCGTGGGGGTGCGTGGTATTTGGGTTCGTACGCACAGAGGTACTCCAACGACTGACAGGCATGGATCTCGCCCCGCGTCTGCGGCTGGTCGGTGACGAACACCTGCCCGTTGACCGTCGTTGTCTTCTTGCGATACCGCTTCAGTTCTCGCGTCAGGTTGGGGCAAGACCCCTCCAAGATTTTGAGCCGTGTGGACCCGTCCCCCTGGATGTGCAGCAACTGGCGAACAATGGCCGTTCGGGCCGGAATGTCATCTGAACCTGGGATAAACCCATGGCCGCCGATGGTGAAGCGAATCTTGTGCTTCTTCAGCTCCTCGCTGTACAGCTCATGCGGCAGCCGGCCGGAACCCAAATCCCGGAGCAGACCGCCATGCATATCCATGATCGCGGCATGGATGTGCTGGTTGAGCACCTTGGCGGAGAACTGTTCCCCCCAGATCAACGCATTGCAGTTGCGGATGTACAGTTCGTCATAGATCAGAAGGAAGCGCTCATGGGGTGGGACCGCTGCAAAGATCGTCGCCATCACAGCATGGCCGGGGTCAATCGCCACGTACCGGGTCCAGTCTGGGGGAACGCCTTCCGGTAGTTCGGAGCGCGGCATGACATGCACGCTGCGGTTGAACGTCGGGTACATGAGGGTGGATTCGGTGGTGAACTCACCCTCGGCCCGCATCCGGAGTTCGTCCTGCCCCAACGCAGACCACCGCTCAATGTTCTTCTGCTTCTCCTCGCTGTCGATGAAGTTGTTGTCCAAGAACCGGAAGGTGAACTTCTTGATGATCGGGTTTTCTTTCCCCTCCTCCACGGCCCGGTCGGCCCGCTCGCACAGACCGATCAGTGCGTCGTTCTTGGAGTGCGGCATCGCAGACCAGACAAATCGGCCCTTGCGATCTGCCAGACGCGCCTGCGACTCACCAACGAACGCCTCGTTTGTAACGTCCTCGTCGATCCAAATTAAATCGGCCTGGTACCCTTGGGGCGGCTCTCCCTCTGAGGAGAAGCACCAGATCGTCCAGCCGTTGGTGAGTTCCAGTTTGTTGAGGTAGCCGGCGTTCTTCAGCACCCAGGAGATGTCCTTCACCATTCTGGGAGGAATCAGCGGAGGTGCGGGCTTGCTCTTGGCCTTGTCGTCTCCCGGGCGGATCGATCTCCACTGACCAGTCTCTGCATCACGGATGATCCGGAACGCTCCTGCTTTGAGGAGGATCGGATAAATCACCAGGCCGATGTGGGGCCAGTTCCGGCCCACTATCGCCAAGTTGCCGCCCTCTTGCGGGTACTTGCCGTAGGGGTCTTGCCCGGTGGCTGCGCGGGCGGCCTCCACCGCCACCGCCAAGGTTTTTCCGCCACGGTTGCCGCCCAGCACAATTCGCTCCGAGGCCAGGCAGCGATGGAACTCATCCTGGTGCGGCATGGGTTCGTACAGGCGGAGAGCCTCCAGCCGCCGTTCAGTGAGGGCAGTCTGAACGTCCTTGAGCTGCCCGAGCTGGTGCTGGGTGACATTCCCCAGCGGGCCTTCAGGCGTCTCTGGCGGCGGGATTTGTCGGGGGTGCTTCTTCATACTCGCCACACATCTCATGTGCCGTCGTTATCGGGAACACGCAGATGTCCGTCGGCAACGGGATCGGGGGATACCGACGGCACTTCCCCACTTCCGGTGCCACTTCCAGCCGCGTCCACCAGCGGCAATCCTCGCACTTCATCCACCACCTCAATCTTCTGCATCGTCATCGCTGCTTCGATCACCTGCCGCCGAAGCTCGGCTTCCAGTTCCTCCTCAGACATCAACTCCAAGGGCTTCTTGGCGCCACCCATCGCGGTGTTGGTGGTCACCAGCCGCATGACCGAATCAAGCATCTTCGTCCGGAACGCACCGCCAACGGGCGCATCGTAGAACTGCTTCATGTACAGATTGGCAAACCCCCGGACGCCGCCGAAGTACTCCATCAGCACTTCCAGGAGTTCCGAGGAGTGGGGGATTCTCGCCCCGCCAACCCGAGCCGCGGCGACGAAATGCTTGACGGCCCCCTTCTCAATCTCGTCCAGCTTGGAGTTTCGCTTGCCCTTGCGGTCGGAGCGGATCTTCTTGTTCCGGCACTTCCGGCAGCGGGCGTGGAACCCGTCCTTGGACTTGTGGAAGTAGGTCGTCGTTGCTGGCCACGCTAGGCCGCACTCTATGCAGACCTTCTCAGAATCCGACACTCGTCATCCACACGTTGCCTTCGACATGCGGCGTGATCCCGCAGTCCCTCACCGCCCGCTGGACATCAGGAAAGGAGTTGTAGTCATGCCCAGCCAGAATGTGCTTGGCCTTGGGGCGCCACGCTTCGATGTCGGCCTTCACCGATTCATAGTCATGCTCGGCGTCGATGTAGACGATGTCGAAAAACCCATCGGGGAAATCCTTGGCGGCCTCGGGGGACTTGGCCTTATGGGCCTTGATGGGCAGCCCGGCGGTGTTCTTGCGGAACACATCAATCGGCCGACCACGGGAACCGTCGTAGGCCTTGCAGCCATCGTCGTTCTCGGAGCCTTCCCACGTATCCACGCAAGTCACATGCGATGCGCCATGACGGGCCATGATGATTGCACTCCGGCCAGCCCAAGAGCCTACCTCGCACACCGTCGGGGCCCGGCGGTTGTCCTGCCAGAACTTCTCAATCATCGCCGCCAGGGCGTTGGCATCCTGGCCTGGAAGTCCCATGCCCATGTCATCAAACTCTTGCGGCATAAACTTCTTGGACGATTTGAAGTCAACAAGTTTGACGCCCGACTGCACGCCGGACTGCCAGCAGTCCTTGAGCTTCTGGGACACGCCATCGGCCGAGATCACTTGCGGCTTGCCGACGCACTTGGGCTTCCAGTGACCGGCCCATGCATCCCAGTTGCAGTAGACCGGGTTGTAGCCCAGTTTCTGAATCCCGACCAAGGAGACATCACGGGTCATGGTCACATCTTCGGTCGATGCCTTGTTCGACGCATAGATGTCCGACCACTCATAGTAAAACCATGGCTTGTCTTCTGGTTTCTTCGGCTCGGTCAGCTCAAAGACCCGCATGTCGTACATGATTAGCCCGGTCGGAAGCGCAGCGCATTCCTGAATGCCCGCCATCTTCACAGCCGTGTGCCGGTCGTACATCTCCAACTGAAAGTCGGGATTGGGGTTGCCGTTCTGTTGGTTCTGCCAGCGGAATACGTACACACATTCCACCGGGGGAGGACCGCAGTACGGCGCCCCGATGATGCACGGCCCCTTGTGGTAGTGCTCCACCAGAAAATCGAATGATGTCTGGAAGAACGGCTTGGCGTCGGGCTGGCCGGCGTACTTGTCCGGCTTCATGTCGCTGTCCACCATGACCAGGACATCGACGCCGTACTCCCGGGCTTGGAGGACAGCCCGGTTGCGGGTCATGGTGATCGGCGTATCCGCAAGATTCCAGATGCGGATTTCGCCTACTCGCGAGTCCTTGGAGAGATCAACGACGAGCGGGGTCATCCACTCCCTGATGTCGGGGACTTCCGAGGAGATCCCGCCGTTGCCGCCGTAGCTAAACGTAACAATGCCGACGTTGAACTTCTGTTGCATGTGTCACCTTGGGGGGGTAGGTGGACAAGTATACATCAATGCGACAGGTATCGCTACCGCCGTCGCTGGGTGGCGGCCAACGTCTGCTGGCGAGCGCGGTTCATGTTCGTCCTTGCCCGGTTTTGCGTAGCGGTGCGGCGCCGGGCCTCGGATGCGTATCGCTGCATCTGCTGGGCTTCCCGCTGCTCAAAGACCCGCTGCGGAGTCCGAGGATTAATGTTGGAGGGCCTTTGCGTTGCTGGCGGCCCAGACACGGAACCGGTATACATCGCCCGTTCTGCGGCAGCACGCTCGCGGTGGGCGGCCTCCTGCTCCCGGTAGCCGCCCGTGTAGATACCCGGCCCGCCGCGCCGCTGCTCGTTAGGACGCAGCGTCTCTCGTCGCTCCTGCGCCGCCTGGCGAGGCACTACGCCCCACATCACATCGTTCCGCAAATCCCTGCCTCGCGGATCTGGCGGCGGGGAGTAGTCATCCATGGATCGCGTTAGCCGCTGCGGCTGCCGGGCAAACTGTTGGTTGTAATTTATTTGCTGCTGGAGTTCCGGAGGAAGTGATGCCCATGCCGCAGAAGCCTGCTGCCCAGTCAATAGTTCTTGCTGCTGCTGGGCCGGCGATTGCTGGGGCCGGAAGTTCGCCAGGTAATCTTCGTAGGTGCGGAAATCGTCAACATCGGGCCGGCGGTCCCGGCTGAGCCTGTTCTTGATAGCCGAGAACTCATCGGGAGTTACCGGCCGCCGCCCCAGTCCAGGTGCTTGCTGGGCCATTCCGGCCTGTGGATTTGGCTGGTACTGCTGGGGGAAGGATTGCTGCTGAAGCGCCGGCAGGGCTTGCGGCTGACTCGCAAACGGATTCCTCCAGCCATCCTGCACCATCTGCTGGGCGCTTTCGTACGCCGCAAGCGGGTTCAGGCGTCCGAACTGCTGCCGCTCCATTCCCTGAGCCCGCTGCTGGTTTAGCGCTTGTGCCATCGCCCCCTGCTGGGCGGCCATGGCGGAAGGGTCGGAGTACTGCCGGCCAGTCCAGTCGGTTCCACGGAACTGAAACGTCGGCATTGGGATGGCAGCCTGCCCATACTGCTGCGAGGAGGCATACGGGCTCTGCTGCGGCTGGGCCTGGCCGGGCGTGGCAAATGTATTGGCCATCAGCGATCCTCCTGCGGTTCCGTAGTCATGGGGACGAGGTACTGGAGCATCCGAAGACGCTCCATGTCCTCATAGGGCTCGGCAGCGCGAGCCTCGGCAATGAGTAGCCGGAGAAAATCCAGGTTCTGAATGGCTGCTTGTTCGTTCATATATGGAAACAGCCGGCGGAGGTTCCCCCCCGGCCGGCTGCCCCCCGAACCCCCGAAGGGGAAGACTCAAATCTGGACAACGCTGGCGAGGATGCTCACGTTGTTGGTCGTCCCCGACACCACGCGGCCGATGCGACCGACCTGCGGGGCCACAGTCACATTGACCGTCGCGCCGTAGCCGCCCGTGCCAGCCGAATCCGTGGCGTTGGTGGTGTGAGCCGTGACCGCAGCCACAACGTCACCCACCGCCACCGTCTGGCTCACCAGCAGCTCAGTCGGACCATCAACCGTCACCCAGAACACATCGTTCGCGGCCACACCGGCGGTGGGCAGGAACTCATCGACCACACCGGCCACCACATCGTTGGTCAGGCGGGTGTAGCCGCTGACCTCAGAGTAGCTGCCGGCCGCGAATGCAACCGCCCGCTTGGGAGCGAGCGACTGGCCCGAGCTGTTGCGGACAGCCACGCAGGTCTTCAGGCGATTGCTCCGGACCTTGCCCGTCTTGGGGTCAACGTCCGGGAATACCTTGACCGCACCAACCCAGCCAGTGCCGTCCGTAGCGGACGAGACGCCAAGCGTCTGACCCAGAGCGAACGGCGGATCAACGTACAGACTCATCTTCGATGTTCTCCTTGGTCAGACGATCAGCTTGAAGAAGTTGCGCGGGCTCTTGAACTTGAGATTCCCGAGCGTGGACACCACATAACGAAATTGCTGCGTGAGTTCATCGTAGAATGGGCCCTCGCTCACCATGAGCTGGTTCTCCATGCAGAGGAGTTCGATGTTGCCCACCGCCAGGCCGTAGCCCGTGTTGGCCGGGACCGAGTTCTCCGCCGACACCTCAACGCCGTCCAGCTCAAACACATCCGTGAAGCCGTAGCTCCGCAGCCCGTTCTGCCGGCTGACGATCACCCGCTCCTTGGCGTCCAGCGTGTTGAGGAAGTCGATGAACAGCCGGCGGTCCAAGAGGACCATGTCCACCTGATCTTCCTTGGTGTCGTTGCGCCGGGTCTGGTGAAGCGCCTCGCGGACGGCCTTCACACAGTTGTCCTTCCAGGTGCTGGCACCGAAGTAGGACGAGTCCGCGTTCACAATCACCGGAGAGAAGAAGTCGAACTCCGGATCGCTGTTCCCGTTCGGCCAGAAACCCTGCGTCGTCGCACTGCCACCGTACGCACCCAGGACGGTCGAAAGACCGGCGTAGGTGTCGTTGGGGTAGTAGAACGGGTCAGCCGCATTGGCCGACCGAGCCGTGGCCCCAGTCTGCGTGGCGTCAATCGTCTGGGTGGCACCCATGAACGATTCGATGCCGTGGAACCGGAGTTCGTTGCCGGCGGCATAGCCGTCCTGCACCCACTCCTTGGCGAGGTACTGCTCCATCGAAGTCAGGAGCCGGCTCGCCATCTTACCAGCGACATTGACAAGCGCCTGGGCCGAGCGGTTCTCAAGCATCTCTCGCTTGTAGATCGCGTCGGTCACCTGTGCGCCCCGGTACTCCAGTTCCAGCTTCTTCCAGAGATTCTCGCGGGCGAAGTTGCGAGGAGTCTCACCGTTGTTACCGGACGGATTGTGGTTCCGGTACTGGATTTCCCAGTCGAAACCGCGGCCACTCATGTTGGTCCGGATCTGCCCGGCACCTTCCAAAGCGGCAAAGAACTTGTACTTACGAAGCGACGCAATCTCCTCTTCCCGGAGGTGATTTACAATCGTCGTCGCAATTGAACGAGCCCAATCAACACTGCTGCTCATCAGATGACTCCATCAGTTACGAGCTGGCTTTTCAGCCGTTCTTCAAAACTCATCCTCTGGCGCGGTGCCCGAGGCTCACTGGTTCCTGCACTCCGATTCGGGGTCCGGGTTGCACGCTCCCGAAGGAACTGCATGTTCTGTTGTGCCACTGGGTCAGCCGGGGGTGCCGGTGGCGCAGCCGGCTCGGCGTAACCCTGCGCCGGTGCGGCGGAGAGCTGCTGGTAGCGGAGATTCAGCAGGTCACGCTGGAGCATCGAAGTGGCGTACTTCCAGCGGGCCTCGGGGTTGGAAATCCCGATCTCGGAAGCCTGCTGGATATACGCCTGGATGGCGCGACCCTCTTGGCTCACCTGGCCGGTCTGGTCGTACAACCAGTCGGCGTTCTGCTGCTCCAGCGACTGCACGTAGTTCTTGGCCGTGTACTGCCCGAGCTGGGCCTGAACGAGTTCCTCGGCCTTCTGCCGGGCGACATCCTCAATGAAGGGCTTGAGGGTGTTCTCGGGATCCGTGACGAACTTGCGGGCGAAGTCGGCCGTGTAGGCCTGGTACTTCTGGAGGGCGACCTTCGCCTCATACGGGGCGTCGGGGGCGATGACCTCCTTGCCCGTGGACGGGTCGCGGATGATCCATGACTTGTAGGACTCATCGACGGAGGGCGGGTTCCACCACTTCGGCTTCTCGGCAGGCTTCGGAGCTTGAGCGGCAGCCTGGGCGGCTTTCCACTGCTCATAGGCCTGCTTGTTCTGCAAGTACTCAGTGGCATGGGGGATGATGCTCTGGTACTGCTGGAGCTGACGCTGGGCCTCGCCGTACCCGCTGTACGCCTGGTACAGGTTGCGGGCGATGGTCAGGTCATCCTGATTGGCGAAGTCAGGGAGCGACTTGAAGGCCTCATACGGGGTGGTGAACCCGCCGTACTCCGAACCGGACGCCTGCGGCGCCTCAGAAACGGGCGCTTCCGCTACGGGAGCCTCGGAAACCGGCGCTTCGTTAAGAACTTCTTCGTCTGCCATAGTCTCATAGAACCTTGGGGGGAGAGGTTTCTATGGGACTA